AAGAGACAGGTTATAATGTTCTTGTAATGAACACTCCTGAATTAGAACTGGCAGCCCTTTAAGGGGGCTGCCTTTTCTTATTACTTGTAATACTTGTAAGGGGTGGATTCTGTAAAAATATGTAGGAGGTGCTTGACTTCTACAGTATACTCGCTATTCTTGTGAGTATTGACATTTCAAACAGTAAAGGAAAAGTGAAATGGTTGGGATATTTGACCCTGAGAAGATTACTCTAAGAGAAGCCGCTGAGCTCCTCGGTAAACAGCCCCGGACAATGTACGACTGGCTAGACAGAGGTTTACCTGCTGTCAAGGTTGGTGGTACATGGATGACAACCAGGGAAGCTATTGAAGGCTGGTTGTCCGGGGGAGATGAAGATAGTGAGTAAGCACTTACAAGCGATTAGCCAATACGACATAGACGAATACGAGAAGGCAAAGCTACGAGCCCTGGTGCTCGGTTACTTCTATGTCTATTCTTCAGACACCTGGCACGCTATTGATGTTGAACGTAATTTTGAAATAGAGCTAAAGGTCAAGCCGTATGCTTTCGTAGGGAAGATAGATACACTCGTCACGGATGACGGCTGCGGCTTGGCTATGCTCGAACATAAGACCACTGTGACTTCATTGGAAGATTTGAACAGTCCTTACTTTCGGAAGTTATCGTATGACCTACAAATCAATGCGTACCACATGGCTCAATTCCTCATGGAGGAGGAACTTGAGCAAACTATATACGATGTAATCCATAAGCCCCGCATCAAGCCCAAGAAGCTAACAGCTAAATCGGCTAAAGAGATTAATGATGACGGTGACTACTGTGGCATTACATTGAAGGACCCGGAGCTGGTCGAAGTAGGGCAGGTCGAGACACCTGCCCTTTACGAGGCTCGTTTATGGTCAGATATACTAAAGAATCCACGCAAGTATTACCTACGATACGGTGGCATTAAGCGTACTCCAGCACAGTGTGTTGAGACTTATGAGATGCTAAACGGTGTTGTAGATGACATTGTGAGGTGCTTAAAGAGCGGTTCCTGGTATCAAAACAGCAGTGCTTGTGGCAAATACGGTGTTCCGTGTGAGTACATGAGCCTGTGTTGCGGTACTGGTGACCCGTCATCAGACCACTGGAAGAAACGGAAGGGCTCGGACATTTCAGGCGAGCACAACCTAAGCGTTTCTAGAATACATTGTTTTTTTGAATGTCAGAGGAAGTACTACTGGCGTTACGTAGAAGGCATACAGCGTAACTGGGAGACCCCGTTGGCTCTTAGTTTCGGTTCTGCCTTCCACGAGTGCCTGGAGTCTTTTTGGAAGTCCACTATGAAGGAGAAGAAAGATGAATAAGGTTTCAGCAAGTAAAGCAGGGGGAATACTAGGCAAGATTAAATCTAAAGCCGAAAAGCTCCCATTACGTATCGTCATATACGGTCGAGAAGGTGTCGGTAAGACATCCTTCCCAGCCCAGATGAAAAACCCCCTCTACCTGATAAGCAGAGGAGAGACAGGGCTCCAGACCCTTGTTTCGCACAATCAGCTAGGTGAGACAGATTACTTACCACCAATTGATACCTGGGAGGAGTTTCTTAGCACGCTAAAGGAGCTCAACACAGTTGACCACGAGTACAAAACTTTGGTCCTGGACTGTTTGAACGGATTTGAAGAGTTGCTGCTAGAGTTCACTGTGCGTGAACACTACGAAGGTGACCATCAGAAGTTCATGGCTTACCACAAGGGCTACGCAACAGCGGCTAACATCTGGAAAGAAGTTACTGTTACCCTGGACCGCTTGCGTGTGAACAAGAAAATGACTATAGTTTGTCTTGCTCATTCCAAGATTGCCAAGGAGCGTAATCCTGTTGGCGAAGACTATCAAACATTCAAGATAGACTTGAATGAAGAAAACGCAGCCTCTATTCGTGAGTGGGCTGACATTGTAATGTTCTTCAACTTTTTGACGGCAGTTGATGAAAAAGGAAAAGGTAAGGGTGGCCGTCAGCGCATAGCTTACTGTGAACCAGATGCAGGCTATGAGGCCAAGAACAGGACTGGTTTACCTTCTTCTTTTCCGCTGGGGAACTCAGCAGTAGAAGGTTTCAAGAATTTCGTAAAGCTATTCACTAAGGAGAAGTAGCATGTTATTAGGTAAATTTGAATGTGAGATTGTATCTCACCACATCGAGCCGCAGGGCACTCGTAAAGGCCCTCAGATTGTTTTGAAGTTCCAGGTAACCAACAAGCTTAACGCTGATGGCACCAAGGAACCAGTTGAAGGTGAGGTATTCCGCACCAAGTGGATGACTATCACAGAGAAGACGGTTGACCGTTACAGTGAAGACCTGGCGTTCTTGGGATTCCAGGGTGACCCTAGCCAACTTGACCCCAGTGCTGGTGACCAGTTCATCAACCTGGCTGGCACAACAGGTAGCTTCTATAGCAAGAAGTCTACTTACCAGGGAACTGAACGTGAGGATTGGAATATTGACAGACCTAAAACGTCTAAGTCACCTTCCCAGCCCTTAGACCCAGCTTCACGTATGGAGATGGATGTTTTGTTTGGGAGCTCCTTCAAGAAGGCCCAGGTAGCAGTGAATGTGGCTTCACCTCCAGCCACTACTACTGAGACCGCAGATGATAGCTCTGACGACGGGCCCTTCTAGGACTTAACAACCATCTTCATCATGGGGCAGTGAGAAACGGAACCTCACTGCCCTTTTTTTTAGGAATCATTACATGGAAACGACAATAGCTGAAAGTATATTAACATTCTTTAAGGGCCGGGTAGATAACTGTGCGATACAGGCATCTGGCTCAACTCAATTTAGGAGACTGGAACATGGGGTATCAAGCGACGACTACGTTACTAAACATCTTGCGGGCACTGTTTGCTACGGGTTTTACCTTATGCTCGAAGACAATACGGTTCATTGCAGCTGCGTGGATTTTGATAACCACGAAGATAACCCGGACCCTGCTTGGCGAGACAAGGCAGAAAAAACGTACTACTTCCTCTCAGAGCTCGGATTCTCACCAGTTGTTGAAATTAGTAGTAGTGGCAACGGTGCTCACGTCTGGCTGTTCTTTGAGCAGTCAATTCCATCTTGGCTCATCCGCAAGTTTTGGAAAGCAATCGATACCAAGTTACAAATTGGCTACAAGGAAATTTACCCACGACAAGACAGACTCAGCGGTAAAGGAGTAGGCAGTCTAGTTCGCCTACCCTACTGGAAAGAATCTAAATTCGTTAATCCTGAAGATGATTGGGAGGTGATAGACTTCACTGACCCCCGGTACACGTCCAGGAGTGAGGTTGAGGAGGCTTGTATCAAGCTTGGAGCGTCTATTGTGAATGAGGATGACACCGTTGATGACGGTGACATCCCTCATGAGGTGGCGGCTTTGTTGACAATCACCAACAGCAAGTTCTCCAGGTTGTGGAACAGGATACCAGAGCCGAACTTCAATGGCGACACTTCCACCTCTGCCTGGGCTTTTTACATTGCTGAAGAGCTTGTGTACAGGCGAATACATCCTGACGTGATTAAACGAGCACTCAAATACTGGTGTTTGATAGAAGGTTACGCTAAGGGTGAGCGTGAAGACTGGCTGGATACGGTCATTAATGGTGCTTACGACAGCATCAACCACAGGCATAAGCCCAAGAAGGTAGCTGCTGAAACGCTAGTTGATTGTGCGAAGATATTCCTGCGTAAGGTTGGTAACAACTACCACTTCGGTAGCGGAATCCCTGCCCTGGACTACTCAATACAGGGCCTGGGACTAGGAGAGGTGGGTATAGTAGCAGCTCGTCCAGGGCACTGCAAAAGTGCCCTGGCACTGCAATGGCTCATACATCAAAGCATGGAGGGGGTGAACTGCCTAATGCTCAATGCTGAGATGTCTGCCAACGAGATAGGCAGGCGGATTGTAATGCAGAACTGTGCCAAGGATGAAGAGTACTGGCAGGAGAACAAGGAGGGCATTGCCAGTAGCATTGAAGATATGTGGGAGGGCAAAGGGTCCGTATTCTACAAGCCTGTTGGGTCCATTGATGATGTTGAGGAGAACATCAAGAACTATGTTGAGCAGAAAAACGTACAGTTAGTTGCTGTTGATTACCTGCAATTGCTACGTTCATCCACCTCAAATGGTCGCTACGAGACCGTTACTGAGATATCTCAACGCATAAAAGGGGCTGCCAGGGACCATGATGTTGCTATCCTGGCACTGTGCCAGGTAAGTCGTGAGGTCGAGAAGCGAGACACTGTGGAGTTCCAGGGTTCGGACCTACGGGAATCAGGGCAGCTGGAACAAGATGCTGACCTAATTATTTTTGGCTGGAATCATGGAAAAACTCCTAATTCCGATAACCCTAAACGCTATGATATCCACATAGCAAAAAGAAGGAACGGGCCAATTAAAAAGGATAGAGTTTATGTTGTATTTGAATCGTCGGAGCAGAGGTTTTATGGCTGATACCCCTTGGTACATTAAGATAGATGTCGTCTCTGATGAAGAGAAGTGGGCATTGGACGTGCTTCACACTGGTGGCCAGGAGGCTATCGACATTCTTGATGAGCGTATCAGGAGGGTGACTAAGGCGATTCAGATGACCTGGACGTGCAAAGAAGCAGAGAAGAGGTTCGTGGGCAGGGCTCGGCCCCCTGCCTGCGTACCTGTTATCGAATACCTAGGTAGCGAGGTAGAAACAATCAACTTCATGGAGGAGTATCTGTAATGGGTAAACCGGAAATGAGTCCTAAGTTTATCGCTAAAGCAATTATCTATTTTTTCCTGAGCCTTGGGGCTGGGATACTAGCAAGCAGAGGATGTATGTAATGACTAACAGTAGACAAAAAGGGAAGCGTGGAGAGTTGATGGCTTCTAAGGAATTGAAGCGACTCTTCGGGTGCGAGGCCAGGCGTGGGCAACAGTACTGCGGTGCTGCTGGTGATGCTGATATCATAACGTCCATAGAAGGAATCCATTTTGAAGTAAAGAACGTGGAAAGCCTCAGCCTGCATAAGGCACTGGAACAAGCAGAGGGAGACAAGAAGTACTCTGAGGTGCCAGTGGTGTTGCATAAGAAGAATAGGAAAGACTGGGTAGTCATCTGTTACTTAGAAGATTTGGGGGAAGTCAGTGAGCGAATCAACAAGACCACAGAAGCCTAGCCATTACAACCACAGCATAGAGCCTTGGGACGTTATTGAGTCCTGGGAGCTTTCATTCTGGGCAGGTAATACTGTAAAATACATTTGTCGAGCTGGGCGTAAGTCTGGCAATACAAGGGTGAATGATTTGAGAAAAGCATTAGAGAACCTTAACGAGGAGTATAGACATGCCATCGAACAAGAAAAGCAAGAAGAAAAAGAAGCAATCCGACAAGCTACTAGAAGCAATAGCTAACTTTGATGATACATTAATGTTTGCAGAGGGCTTTGATGACTGTGTACTTGGCGTTATTGAGGGCTTTAACACAGAGGGTGCTGTTGTTTATGACCTAACAAAGGTTATCCAAAAGCTGTCCAAAGATATGGGCATGGAAGATGCCTGGGAATACTATCGCTTCAACATTAAGGGGTCCTGGATTGGTGATTCAACACCAATGTACATGATAAAGGCAGAAGACCTATGACTAAAGAACATCTAAACATTCACTACGATATGCGTAAGCCTAGGGTTTCACTGGTTCACAATGCCGTGAGTATCACAACGAATCTTCTTAATGGGGATACACTGTTCATTAAGATTGAGGACTTTGACGATGCTTATCGCATTGGTAGAGAGATAATTGATGCAGCTCTAGCGGCTGCATCAAAGTCACAGGAGGATGCTAAGAGTTCTTCTTCATCCACCGATAAAGCTTCTCAATCTCCTCCAGCGTAGCATCTGTCTTCATGCGATTAGCCCGCAGGCTAATGATGTTAATGTTGTCCTTAGTGTACCCTTTGGTGTTATCAAACCTGTCCACTGAGGGGGCATGGTCACTGTTTCGCCTATCCAAAGGTATGCCGAGCACTGGACAGTGGCTCGGCTCTTTTAGGTCATCAATATCAAGGTTGAAGTAGATGTTCTTCCGCTTACACCTATTCCTGATACCAAAAAGGGTTATGCGTAGGGGATTATCCTTCTTCCACTTATCACGGTACTCCCTGTGATTAATGTGGGATAGGACATTCTTGATGCGGTCAGGGGGCCAGCCCTTGAACTCAGGCTTCTTGGCACACTCAGAGGCAATCATCTTGCCGTATTTTTTGAACGCCTTACGCATCGTATCTGCGTAAGTTTCGCTCATTTCTTTTTAGACCACCAGAACAATATGTGCTTTACCATACCAGCCATGCCCGTCTCTTCATATCCGGCATCTTCCAGGGCTTTACGTATGATGCAGGCAGCTTCAGATGTGCTGGTACGTATCATTGCTCGCTTACGAGTCTTGGGTATTACGAATCTAATTTTCATTGTTAGTCCTTTAACATTGACCAAACGATTGTTCCAATAGCACTCACAGCAGCACAGAGAGCCGTCTTAAATGCCCATCCAGTGACATTAGACTGCTCCTCTACCTCGTGCTCTACATGGTATATGCGAGCCTCTAGGCTGGGTTTGCCGTTGCCTTGGAACAACCTGTTCAGCGGTTTAAGTTCTGTTTGTATTGTTTGCTGAAGGTTATCAACACGACTGTCCAACCGAACTAAGTCCTGACTGACCTTCTGCAATTCTTTAACTATCTCTTCGGACACAGGCTACTCCCTAGTCTTGGTGGGGTTTACCTGTGATATCGAATCTGCAACTATCATCCCCGTTACGGTGATGACTAGGTTACTGACAGCCTCTTCGGTGATGCCGTACTTCTCTAAGTTGAAGAAGTTCCAAGCAGCCATAAACAGGATGGTCAACATACCAGATACAACACGCTTAGATTTCAAACTCTTTACGAAGTCAACTAACACTTCTTTAATGTGTCCCATTTCAACCTCCAAATAAACCGGATTTGAAGGCACCAAATCCAGCCATGATTAAACCAATTAGGAATACAAGCCATTTCAGGCGGGTGCCTTTCGCCTTAATGAGCTCCGTCTTCTGTGCCATCTTCGTTACTTTATAGTCTCTCTTATCCTCTTTACGGCCCACTTTGGGCTTCTCAGCAGGGTCGAAACCGTGTA